GCCAGTCCTGTCACCTACGGGACAAACTTGGACCTATCGGGAATCGGGATGTGGGGCGATGACTACGACACCCAGCAGATGGCGACCGTGTACTCCAAGCGGAGGGTGTTTGACGGCGTTGTCAAAAACTACGGGAGGCATTGCAGGGGCAAGAAGGCGATCCTGTTTGCCAGCAACATTGCATCCAGTATGGAAGTATGTGCCGCTTTGCAGAACGCAGGCCACAACGCCCGCCATGTGGATGGGAACATGGGCAAGCAGGAACGGGCCGATGTATTGGAATGGTTCAAGCATACTCCCGACGCTATCCTTTGCAACTGTGACTTGATGACCACGGGCTTTGACGAGCCAACCATTGAGGTGGTGATCCTTTACCGTGCGACCGCAAGCCTTCCTCTATTCATGCAGATGGTGGGCCGTGGTTCCAGGGTAACCCCAACCAAGCGGGAGTTCACGATTCTTGACTTCGGCAACAATGTGAACCACCACGGGTTTTGGGAAGCAAGCCGTGACTGGTCCATCAAAAAGAAACGCAAGAAGAAATCCGATGGCGTTGGCGGGGCGAAGAACTGCAAGGGATGCGAGGCGATTATTCCCGTTGGGGCGATGAAGTGCAAGCATTGCGGCTACGAGTACCAGCGCAAGCCCCAAGAGCAGGAGCACAACTGGCCAAGGCCAAAGTAATTTCGCCGTTCTGGGTCCTGCACAACCAATGCAAGAGCAAAGCCGAAGCCTTGGAGTTCATTCGTTTTATGGGATGGAAGCCAGGCTGGGCCTTCCACAATAAAGACCGTTTCCCAATCCTAAAATAACTTACCCATGCAAGAGTTCAAGATTCAAGCCGAGTGCTTCCAATGGCACTGGAATAACTTTCCCGACCAGCGTGGTCGCTTGTTTACAGTAAACAACAACGCCCCGTCTGCGTATGCTGGAAGCGTGATGAAGGCTATGGGCGTGGTAGCGGGGGTGAGCGACATGATATACCTATCCGCCGCTGGTGCCGTGTTCTTGGAGTTTAAAGACCCCAAGGGCAAGCAGTCCCTATCGCAGAAATGGTGGCAGGGGGTCGTGGAGGCAGTTGGCTACAGGTATGTAGTCATCCGAAGCGTGGAGGAATTTCAGCGGGTGTTGGCTGAATGTTCTTAACTTGTTTATATCTTCGTTAAACCTAAACCAAAACCCATGAAACCAACCCCCACCGATTTCCGCCGCTGGCAGATTCACATCCGCAAGGAGTGCGTGAACTGCGACCGCCCCGACCGTTCCGAAACCATCAAGCCTTGGTCCGTGAACTGGACCCTGCTCGGTAGAATCCTCCAAGCCAAAAACGCATGACAATGCCCTGGACACGACCCCAAGACCAAATGCCCGAGGATAATAAACCCGTGCTGATAAGCGATGTAGAAGGGCTGCAAATCGTTGCTTGGTATTCTGTAAGCAACAATATGTGGTACTCCGAGAACCACGCCTGGTTCACCCATGAAGTCAACTACTGGATGCCCATCCCCGAAATTGTATAAGCCATGACCCCAGCCCTCATCCATCATCTCGTTGACACCACCGCAATGATATTCGGCATAACCCCCGACCAGGTGCGGTCCCCGTCAAGGGAACGGCCCTGCGTAATCGCTCGGAATATCGTGGCCGACATTGCATACAACGAATACCTATTCACCTTCATGGCTATCGGGAAGGAGTTGAACCGCCACTACTCCACGATAATTATAAACCTTGAATCCTTCCACAACGACTGCAAGGCCAAGCCGCAACTGCGATACCTTCGGAGGCAAGTTTTCAACAACGCACAGGACTACTTGCAGACGGCTGAGGGGGCTTATATCACTGATACCCTGCAACTTCCGAGCGGAGAATAGCCCAAAACCGCCCAAACACCCAAGGGGTCGGCCTAACCGCTGACCCCTTTTTTTTGCAATCTTTGTGCATGGCATCCGCAGAACACACGATACTGGACCTCTACCGAAGCGGCGAAATCCGCAAAGCCTGCCTAACGATTACAGGAGGCGACCCGCTTTGGAGGGACTTGGAGCAGGAGTGCGTGTTAATCCTGCTGGAGAAAGACCCCGCCAAGATTCTGCAAATCCACGGGCAGGGGTATTTCAAGTTCTATGTGGTTCGCCTGTTGCTGAACCTCTACCGAGGCAAGAACAACCAGTTTGCCCAAAAGTACCGCCACCACGACTTGCTGGAAGAACTGGACCCCGATTCCCCTATTCCTCAATCGGAATATGATTCCCTGATGGATGACCTGTGGGCCATTGCCGAGGCAGAGATGGACACTTGGGCCAAGGACGGGGCGTTCCCCTATGACAAGGAGTTACTGCGCCTCCACCTTCGGACGGGTAACATGAAGAAACTATCCCGTGATACGGGCATCCCGTATCGCAGTATAATCTATTCCATTGACCAAGCCAAGGCCAAAATCAAGGCCGCCATTCAATCCCATGGACACGCTGATATTTCCCCTGCTGATAAGTAGTTTGACCGCCCTCGCAATCGCCGAGTACCATGTCCTCCCCCAATGGTGGTACACGACTTGGCTGGGAAGGCACAAGCCGTTCTCTTGCGTGACTTGCCTCACTTTTTGGGTGGCGGTGGCCCTGACCCTGCCCACCTGCGGATGGGTTCTCGCTCCTGTGTACGGCCTTGCCTCGGCGGGGTTGACGGTTGTCATCCTGCAACTGACCAGCCGATGACCCAAGACGAGTTCATTCTTGCAACCAAGCATCGCCACTATTGGGAGCAATATCAGGCCGCCTTGTTCATGCGGCTCTCCCCCGAAGCGGTCCACGATTTGCAGACCATCCTCGTCGCCCACGGCAGACCGAACACAAATTGGTGGTGTGCGGACTGCGTAAAATCGGCTCTCCAATACATTTACCAAGAGGCGGACCAGTTCGCCGAAGCCAACCAGCAGACCGTTACCCATGCCATCAACAACCCCAACCCGTGACCAGTTCCAAACCTATGCCGACTACGGCGAAGGTGTGCGCAACAACGCCAAGCGGGGCATTGAACTTAACGAACGCAATGGCAACAAGTGCGCAACCCAAACTGGTAAGGTCCGAGCGCAGCAACTCGCCAGCGGTGAGGCTATTTCCCTTGAAACGGTTAAACGGATGCACTCCTACCTATCCCGTGCGGAAACCTACTACGACAACGCTGACAGCACCAGCGACTGCGGCTACATCTCCTACCTCCTTTGGGGTGGCAAAGCGGCCCTTGGGTGGTCACGAAATAAACTCCGAGAACTTGGCGAACTCAACGAAGGCTGACACCGAAGCCCAAGTCCAAGCCCGCATGGATTCGCTGATGATGGTCATCACGACCCTCTGCGACTGCATTGGAGCGGTGGAGGAATCCAACTCGCCCAACGCTTTTGCCGTCAAGATGAAAATCGTGGACAAGATTGACGAACTGATTGATAAAATTGAGTACTGATGGGAGCAGGAAGGCCACGGTCGTTTGAAACACCTCAAGACCTTTGGGACGCATTCGTCAAGTATGCCGAAGAAGTCAAGGCAAACCCACGCCTCAAGACCGTCTTTGTGGGCAAGGATGGGGAACAAAAACTTGAGCCATTGCAGCGTCCTTTGACAATGGAAGGCTTTCAACTATTCCTGTGGGATTTGGATGTAAGAAGTGGAGCGGACGAGTACTTTACAAACAAGGACGGCAAATACGACCAATTTTCGGAGGTCTGTTCACGCATTAAGAAATCCATCCGCAAAGACCAAATTGAGGGTGGCATGGTTGGTCAGTACAACCCCTCCATCACCCAGCGATTGAACGGCTTGGTGGAAAAGCAGGAAACGAGTATCACGATTGAGCAACCCCTATTCGGGGATGGACTTTAAGTACACCACCGCCATCCGCAAGATTCGGGCGATGACCGCTCGGAAGAAGGTGATACAAGGCGGCACAAGTGCGAGCAAAACCTTCGGCATCCTTGCGGTCCTTATTGACCACGCCGCTCGTCATCCCAAGTCGGAAATATCGGTTGTGTCCGAATCCGTCCCTCATCTGCGACGGGGAGCGATCAAGGACTTTGCTAAGATCATGCAATGGACCCACAGGTGGGTTCCCGATAGGTGGAACAAAACCCTCCTGCAGTACAACTTCGCCAACGGGTCCACGATTGAGTTCTTCTCCGCTGATTCGGAAGCACGCCTAAGAGGGGCAAGGCGGCAGGTCCTCTACATAAACGAGGCCAACAACATTGACTTTGACTCGTACTACCAACTTGCGATTCGTACATCGCAGGAGATATACATTGACTTCAACCCAACCCACGAGTTTTGGGCGCACACGGAGGTTTTGCCCGAAACGGATGCAGAGTTCCTCATCCTCACCTACCAAGACAACGAAGCGCTTCCTGATACGATTCGGAACGATATAGAACTAAACCGAGCCAAAGCGGAGCATTCGGCTTATTGGGCCAACTGGTGGAAGGTGTACGGGTTGGGCCAAGTCGGGACGCTCCAAGGGGCTATCTACGGCGATTACACGGTGGTTGAGGGTATAGACCCAAGCACTATGAAATTCGTCGCCTACGGGCTTGACTGGGGGTTCAGCAACGACCCCACGGCCTTGGTCGCCGTGTACCGCAGGGGGGACGACTTGTTTGTGCATGAGTTGCTCTACCATCGGGGCTTGACCAATAGCGACATCGCCACCCGCTTGAAGGAGTTCGGCATCACAAGGGCGTGGGAGATTGTGGCCGATTCTGCAGAACCCAAGAGCATCGAGGAAATCTACCGCCTCGGATTCAATATCAAGCCCGCATCCAAGGGAC